CCTTAACAATCTGTCTTATTAAACTCGCCTCACTTGCATTCTTGGGTATAAAGGTGAATGTGAAAGAAAAATCCCTACGAGTAATCCCCTCAAACATCAACTCTGTGCGAGGGGTTATGATTTTCCCCGTCTCCAGTGCAATCAATGTTTGCGCCCCAGGCGCAACAGTCTCAAAGGCTTTGACTGATGCCTGTTTAAAACCTTGACCCAAATCCTGAGCACTACCCTTAACTGCGTTAGCTAAACTTGCTCCACCTTGAACTTGGTCAATCAAATTTTTAATGCCCTCTGATAATATACCAACCTCTGGTTCACCATATCTCATATCGTAAGAAGTTTGCACCTGAGCGGGCATATATAACGCAACTGTTTTAGTTACGAACGAACTAGCAAGACGGCCGGCCTGCAACGATCTATTGTGTGCAGCATCTTTGATTGCCCGTTCTTGGGCAAACTCTTTATTTTTGATTACGAGTGTCTGTGACCCTTGGATTATCTGTTCACCCATAAATTTTCTTGGATCACCCCCACGGCCTCCTCCAGAACTTCCTTTGGGTGCATTGAAGTCTCTTTCTATTTGATCCACTTTTTCTTTATTTGATTTCTTGGGTTTCTTCACGTTGCCTGGTTGCAATTTCCTAAAAGAAAATAGGATATAGTGTCCTTGCTGCTCGTCAAATGAAACGTCCAGTGGATATGAAAGTATCGTATCAGAACCACGGACAGTTCCATCTAATGCAGCAGTGGGGTTTGTTGGATTTGTTCCTTTAAGTCCAGCAGCTACCCCTTGAATGGTAGATGATATTGTTCTACTCGCAGCAGATGCGGCCGCACCCGCTGCAATGTTTACAAATGCGTCTCTAAGGGCCATGTCTAAATATCCTTATACACTTTGAATTATTTATAACGAATGGCATACAAAGGTCGATATACACCAGCAAACCCTAAAAAATACAAGGGTGATCCACGCAACATAGTCTACCGCTCCTTATGGGAACGGAAGTTCATGGTATACTGCGATACCAGTGAAAACATTCTAGAGTGGGGTAGCGAAGAAATCATTATACCTTATTTATCCCCTTGGGATGGACGTATTCACCGTTATTTTCCAGATTTCTACATCAAGGTCAAACAGCAATATGGTAGTGTTAAGAAGATGATTATTGAGATTAAGCCTAAAGTGCAGTGCAAACCACCCAAACAACCTAAAAGAAAGACCCAGAAGTATCTGAATGAGGTAAAAACATGGGGTGTCAACTCTGCGAAATGGAAATATGCAAATGAGTGGTGTGTCGATAGAGGTCTAGAGTTTAAGATTTTGACTGAAGACGAATTAGGTATCTCGTATAAATAATACTATGGCAGAGAGTAAATACATTCAGTCTGTAAAACAAGCAGCAGGAGGGCGTCCACGTTCCACAGAGTGGTACAAGGATAAGATCAAGGAGTTTGGTACACCGAGTTCACTGGACTTGATTCGTGACGGTAAGAAATCAACTCGTCCATTCTTTGGACGATTGAATATGTTCCTTTACGACCCAAAGTTCAAGAAGACACTACCATATTACGATACGTTTCCCTTGGTGCTTCCTATTGAGAATTATCCAGATGGATTTCTAGGTATCAATCTACACTACCTACCAATCCCCCTTAGAATTAGATTGCTTGACAGACTTGTAGATTTCTCAAACAACACAAAATTCGATGAGTCAACAAGACTAATTGCTGACTATCAAAAACTAAAGAATGTGCGGTTGGTTCGCCCTACTATTCACAAGTATCTTGCGGGACAAGTCAAGTCTCAGTTTCGCAGAATTGATGCAGACGAATTTACCATTGCGACACTACTTCCTGTGCAGAGGTTCAAGAAGGCATCTGCATCAGAGGTATGGAAAGAATCTAGGAGCATGGTCTAATGGCTGTAGGACAGAACTTTTTTGAAGGGACCGCAATCGGTGTCCTCAATAACATTTTATCTGCATTTCACTCTAACGAGGGGTACGCATCACCCAACAGATACGAGGTTAATTTGTTTGGTCCACGCGGTAGAAAACTAGGTGGTGCGTCACAATTACAGAATATGTCAATGGGAACAGAGTCTTTATTAAATGCAAGAGACATATCTCTACGATGTGAGTCGGTTACCCTGCCAGGAATCAACCTTTCAACTGCACAGGACACTAATGTATACGGCCCAACTAAAGATGTTGTTGAAGGTGTGACCTACGCAGAAGAGGTTGCAATGTCGTTTCAGGCGAGTTCTGACTTGGAAGAGAGAGTGTTTTTTGAACGCTGGCAGAAGAGTGCGTTTAACCCACAAACTTGGAATGTGGGATACTATGATGATTACGTTGGTTTTGTTGAAATTTATCTGTTAGACAAACAAGACCAACGAAGATATGGACTTAAACTATGGGACGCATTTCCTAAGAGCATCAACGGCAGCGATTTAAGTTATGGATCAAACAACGAGAACATTAAAATAACAGTCAACATGTCTTTTAGGTATTGGACACCACTAGACATTAACGAAGAGGCACCAAGCATCGCAAATAAAATAATAGATACCGTTGCTAGTGGTGTCGAGAGACAAATACTAAGTAATATACCGAAAGTGCTTCGGAGACTATAGAGGATGAAATATCATGGCATTACCACAACTAAAAACACCAGAGTATGAACTAGTTCTACCATCAACACAGGAGAAGATTAAGTATAGACCATTTCTTGTACGGGAACAAAAGATTCTTATGATGGCACAAGAGTCTGGTGAGGATACGCAAATGGCAAACGCCATGGGTGATATTGTACAAAACTGCACCTTTGGAAAAGTTGATCCCAAATCAACACCTATGTTCGATGTTGAGTATCTTTTTTTACAGATTCGCGCAAAAGCGGTCGGTGAAACTGTCGAGGTTAGGGTTACATGTCCTGACGATGGCGAAACAAGCGTGGTGAAGAAAATTAACATTGAAGACATTGGTGTTCAAATGTCTCTTGAACATAGCACAGAGGTTGACCTTGGCAATGACATTAAAATTATTTTTAGGTATCCTTTATTGGGGGATGTGGTAGGGATGATGTCTAATGCCACTGAACTTGACCAAGTGTTTCATATGTTGAAGAACTGTGTGCAAGAAATTCATTACGGTGAGGATATTTACAATAAAGTTGATATCACAGACGATGAACTAGATACATTTATTGATCAGATGAGTTCAGACCAATTTGAAAAAGTGACTGAGTTTTTCAATACGATGCCAAAGATTCGTCATGTGATTGATGTGACAAACCCAAAAACGAAAGTTAAGAGTGAGGTGCTACTGGAGGGACTAGAAAGTTTTTTAGAATAGCTCTCTGTCATGAGAATTTGGTGAACTACTACAAAACTAACTTTGCGATGATGCAACACCATAATTACAGTTTATCAGAGTTAGAAGATATGATGCCGTGGGAGAGAGAAATCTATACTGGATTGTTGATGGAGTTTATTGAAAAAGAAAATGAACGCATAGAACAAGAAGAGAGGAAGATGAGACGTGGCTGACATTACTCAAAAAGACTTCAAACAGTTACTTGAAGAACAGCAAAAAACAACAGAGATGTTGCGTCAGAGTATGATGACTGCTGAGGAACGCGAAGCAGAACGTCTTGCAGCGGAGGCGCGTCGAGAGGCAAGGGCAGAGGCAGCAAGAAAGGGTCACGAAACTAGAAGGTTGAATGCGGAGAAAGAGGGTGCTGCTGCTCAAGATAAAACAACCGATGCAATTGAAGCGAACACTACCCAACAAGAAAACCTCGCGGATGCAGAGCGGGGTAATAGAGCAAAACAGGAAGAGGAAGAGGGAAAGAAAAAGGCCGATGACGATAAAAATAGATCACTTCTTGGAAAAATTGCAGGCGGTATCACAACACTAAAAGATAATGCGATAAACACCGCGAAGAAAGCAGGAAAGACAGGACTTCAAATCTTGTCTGGTATTGCGTTTGGTGCGTTACTGTATGCGTTTGGTGAATTTCTACAGAGTGATACATTTAAAGAATTAACAGACTATCTCATAGGTCCAGATGGTTTGTTGCAACAAGTAAAAAGTTTTGCAGATGGTCTTCCGAAAGACACAGCACTTCTTGCAGCTTTACTTGGCGGTATAGGTCTTATGTTTGCAAAGGGTAAATTGACCAAGTTGTTTAGTCCAGTGACAGGGGCAGTAAAACTTATCACCAAAGGGATTGGTAGTCTTGGGACGAGACTTGGTGGAGTTGCATCGTCTTTAAAAGATAAATTACCGTTTGTAAAAAAGGGTGGTGCCACCCCTGCTGCTAGACCTACTCCTGCTGCTAGACCTACTCCTGCTGCTTCTACTAAACCCACTAAGGGCGGACCACTTGGTAAAGTTGGTGCATCCATTGCTAGTGTAGGAAAGGGTGCGGGTGAGGGTATAGGTAAATTCCTCAAGGGTATGGCTGGTGGTTTAAAAGCACTCGCGAACCCTCAAACTCTGATTGGTCTTGCTGCTGTAGTTCTCGCGATCAATGGTATTGCGTTCGCAGTGAGAATTGCATCTCCCGCATTTGAACCTTTTGGTAAG